AGCACCGGCGAAATCCACATCCACGGCCAGATGCCCAATAGCATCGTCACCGGCTGGTATCTGTATGGCTGGATGGGCGATGCCGAGACGATCGCTCGCATCGAATCCCTCGCCTAAATAGGACAGGCCCTGGAGAAATCCGGGGCCTTTTGCCATGAACAACTCCGCAAAACGCATCACTGTCTCGCTCGCGGGCTGGCAGCTGTATTTGCTGCCGGGCGACCTGCGCCGGCCGAACATCGACTGGCTTGGCACCGTGCAGCGTGGCGGCAGCGAGACTGGCGCTCTTGGCCGCATCAAGGAGACTGGCCTGCTCGTGCAGGTCAATGCCGGCGTGCTTCGATCCCTGGACCAGCGCAAGGCCGAGGCGGCGCTGGCTGACGCCCTCGCTAAGCAGTGATCGACTTTCTTCGCCTGCGCGGGCTGAGGCCGGTCCGCGTGGAAGAAGCTGTGGGGACGCCGCTTTAGCGGCGGTCCCGCTTGATTAACGGGTTGGCCGTGCCGCCCAAACGAAGGCACGGCATTTTGAACAGGGGCAGCAAATGAACGGATTTACCTTCAGCATGAACCAGACCGTGAAGATTTCGGCCAGCGGTGAAACGGGCAGCATTATCGCCAGAGCGGAATACGCGGTAGGTGGGAACAGCTACCTGCTGCGCTACAAAGCCGCCGACGGCCGCGCCGTGGAAAGCTGGTGGAACGAGAGCGCACTCGAAACGGCATAAGAGTAGGAACCCGCCACCGCGCAAAGGTGGCGGCCAACGCTTAGGTGAGGCGCGGGCGGCTTTTCGCCCGTCGCGCTCGACCGATGGGTTAGGGGTGCGGTGGATAACAGAAAGGATGAAGCGATGAAATCACAGATGCGCATGGAGTTTGAAGCACGACATGGGTTTGAGGTTTGCGACGACATGGATATTCAAACATCCGTTGCATGGGACAACTGGAAAGAGGCGTGGAAGGCGGCAATAGATCACGCCCGCTACAAAGCCAACGAGTGCGCCGACAACAACGCATACACGCCTGCGCAGAAACGGGCGCTTGGCGCTTGGCTGCAACGGGTTGCACTGACGGTCGAAGACGAAACCCCTAACCAGACAGCTAAGCGGCGCCCTGCGTCCGCTTGAGCGAACGGTTAGGCCTGTAGCCACAACGACGAGAGGAACGAGATGATTAAACGATGGCGCTTCGGCGTGACTGATTTTGACGACAACGAAACAATGGTTGACTCCGACGGAGGCCCTGATGGCGATGAGCCAGCCGCCGAATTTGTCGGCGATAGCAGTGCGGCCATTGATGAAGGCGATAGGCGCGCCCTGCTGTGGGAAAACAGGACAGGCGGCATTGCTGCAAAAGTGACGCGCTACAGCCACGGGGCAGCATGAAGGCCTAACACCTGAATTAAGCCGCGCCGCAGGCGTCGGCTTGAATGAATTGTTAGGTGGCAAGCCACCCGGAGGAAATATGACGATCATTGTTGAAGTAAAGAATGAAATCCTCGGTGACAGCGAGTTCTGGCGGGGTGACGAAAGCCGAATTGCAGAGATTCGCAATATCCCGGCACGCATGACAGCGGAGCAGGTTGTTGCCGACGGGAAGCCGCGGGTTTCTGGCATGTGGCACGTCCGGCAGGAATTGCCGCCTAACGCCGGCATTCAGCCGCGCGCCGCAGGCGCGTCGGATGGAATGCCTTGTTCGGCCGGCGATGACGGAGACAAGCCCAATGGCTGAGACCACGGACATTTCTTGGACCGACGCCACGTTCAACCCGTGGATCGGCTGCACGAAGGTAGGTCCCGGCTGCGACCACTGCTACGCCGAACGCGACTTCGATTTGCGCAAGGGCCGCGTGAAGTGGGGCGCTGGCAACGCTCGCAGCCGCACCAGCTCCGCGAACTGGAACAAGCCGCTCCAGTGGGAGCGCCAGCACTCGGCTTTTGCAGCCGAGCATGGCCGGCGCCGCCGCGTGTTCTGTGCGAGCCTGGCCGACGTGTTTGACAACGAGGCCCCGGCGGAATGGCGCGCAGACCTCATGACGCTGATCCGCGAGACGCCGAGCCTCGACTGGCTGCTGCTGACGAAGCGCATCAGCAACGTGCAGCGGATGGTGCCGGAAGGGCTTCCGCGCAATGTCTGGCTGGGCGCGACTATGGTGACGCGCGCCGAGTTCCTGCGCGACCTCGACAGGCTGCGCGAAGTGCCGGCGAGCATCCACTTCGTGAGCGCCGAGCCGCTGCTGGAGGATGTGGGAGACGTTGACCTGCACGGCATTGACTGGCTGATTGCTGGCGGCGAGAGCGGTCCGCAGGCGCGGCCGATGGACGCCGCATGGGTGCGTGGTCTGGGCGACCTGTGCGCCCGCGACGGAGTGGCGTTTCACTTCAAGCAGTGGGGTGGAAAGCGCCCGAAAGACGGCGGCTGCCTGCTCGACGGAATGGAGGCGAAGGCATGGCCGCGCGCTGCTTGAGGCCGAACTTAAATTCTCCGACAGGCAATGTCGGTTAACTCAACCACGAAACCTGGAGGGCCGCGCCAATGCTCACGCTCGAAAAACCAAACGCGACAACGTCGCGCACGTTAAGCGACACCCAGCAGAAGCCCAGGCTGCTCGAGCAGATGCGCGCGGCGATCCGGCCGGCGTCGAGGATGGGCAGGTGATCGACATCGAACTCGCGGCGCGCGGGGGCGGGGTGACGCGGATCAGGGTGGACAGGGAAACGGGCGGGATTTTGGAGTGATTGAGGAGAAGATGATGGACGACAAAGAACAGCAAGCACTTGTTTTTGAGGTTGAGCGGAAGATTGCAATGCTTCTTTCAGACCTGGAGAAGCGCACAGGATGCTACGTGGATGGCCTTAATGTGCACAACATCGAGATAACGAACATTTCTAGCCGATCGCCTGAATACCTGCGCCGCGTAGAAGTCGATTTGCGCCGGCAGCCAGGATCGCGCTGGGAGACGTGAGAGGAAGCATGACGTGACACACGATGAACTGATGGCATTGCCAATTGCAACTCCAGAATTCGGCTATACCGAGCATCTTGTCGGAGACAAGAAAGTGCGTATCCAGACGATGAACACAGCACCTACAGCACTATTTCAAAAGGACGAAGACGGTATTTTCGTCGATTCAGATGGCACGGAGTGGTTGAGGCGTGCATGTACGCCGGAAGTTTTACTTCATATAGCCATACCCCCCCAACCCACCCAAAAAAACCGCACCACGCCAATCCTGGCGGGCCGGTTTTCAGACATCGGCGGTGATTCTCACGACATTGGTTCCATCGCATTCCACAATCGCGCGCTTTCCGTCTGCGACGGTGATGCCGGTGCCGCTGGCGCCGATGACGCGCACCCCGAACCCGCCGCTGGTGTTGGCGTAGACGGTCCAGGCGCGCGGGACGAGCGGGACGACGACGTCGCGCAGCGCGGTGAGCGCGCCGGTGAGCTCCATCGATTCGGCCATGGCCTGTTCGTAGGTGAGCGTCTTGTTGGCGTCAGCCATGGCCAAGGTGAAGCGGCCGTAGAGAAAGCGGTTGATGTGGTGGAGGTCGCGGTGGTCTTCGTAGCTGGTCACCGTCGCGGTGCCGGTGACGACCTTGTACAGCGCGAGCTTGTTGGCCGGGAACGCAGTTGCGTTGTCAGTGACGGCGAGCGAGCGGTCGGCGGCGACGTAACGCGTGCCGCTGGCGGTGAGCGTCAGCGTGGTGTTGGCCTTGGTAGTGGCGGTGGCGTTGACGTACCAGCGATCGACGCCGTAGTAGTCCCAGCTCAGCCCGGACGACGACTGCCGGCGCGCGAGCGGGCTGCCGATCGACAGCGCGGCCATGAGTTCGTTGACGGTGGTTTCCTTGCCGGCCTGGGCGGCGGTGAGCTGGGTGAGTTTGGCGGTGGAGTCGGCCATGGGTTACCTCGTGATGGATTGCGTCAGCGCGTAGCCGCGGCCGACGGTGGCGGAAAGCTGGTAGACCTTGAGGTAGAGCGTGGCCTGGTTGCTGCCGAAGTCGGTGACCTGCTGAGCGCTGGTGTAGGCCGCGGTGGCGCTGCTGGCGGTGAGCGTGCGCTTGAGCGTGGTGTAGGTGCCGTTGCTGTAAATCTCGATCTCATAGGATTCGCTGGCCTCGCCGAGCGCGGCGTCGACGTAGTCGCGCCAGCCGGGGTAGCGGCTGCGGCGGGTCCAGGTCAGCGTCCAGTCGTTGGTGCTGGGGTGGCGGTTGCCGGTGAGCGCCACCGGGCTCAGACATTTGAGGTTGACGCCGGTGTAGGTGAACGACAGATCGGCATCGCTGTCGAGCGCCTTGCCGGTGGTGATGGCGCGGTAGGTCTTGGCGCTGCCGATGCTGCTGGCGTTGACGCTGATGAACGACAGCGCGGTGGCGGACAGCAGCACCAGCGTGTCGTTGGCTGCGTGCAGGCCGGTGGCCCACTCGGTGCCGTGCTGGCCGCGCAGAAAGTCCTGCAGCACGTAGCTGCCATCGCCCTGCAGCGTGGCGGTGCGCGCGGCGATGATCTCCCAGCGGCCGTCGGCGCCGTAGCAGAACCAGTTTTGCCCGGCGAAGAGCTGCGCCTCGGTCACGCTCGAGAGCGTGCCGGAATACAGCCGCACCGCGAGCGTCGAGGCGAAGTCATAGACGGTGCCGCCGTGGGCCGCGAGGCTGGTGGTGGCGTAGCCGATCACCGCGCCGGGCGCGAACGCGCGCAGGTCTGTCCAGGTCTGGCCGCTGTCGTCGCTGCGGTAGAGGATGCCGCCGGGCCAGCCGCTGAGGTAGCCGGCCATGGCAACCGGGAAGCCGGCGGTGTCGTCGTCATCGCGCATCAGCGGAATGTCGAGCAGGCTGTAGACGCACGGACCCGATAGCGTTAAAAGTCCACCTGTGGACTGGCCTTCCTCGCCGCGCGCGACTGGGGTGTAGATCGCGGCCTTGTTGTACTTGGCGCGGCATTCGATGCGGCCGTCGGGCAGCGTGTTGGTGGAGAGCAGGCGCAGTTCCCAGGTGGCATCGGTGCCGGTGATCGTGATCACATCGGCCGGCTCGAGGTCGTCGTATTCGGGCGGCAGCACGAAGGCGACGTCGTGGCGTTCCATCCAGTACAGATAGGTGAGCATCTCGGCGGTCTGCGCGGCCTCGGCGGCGCTGAACACGATGGGCAGGTCGACCGCGCGCTCGCTGATCGCGTCGGTGTTGATGCGCTCGTAGGACTGCTGGTTGGTTTCGTATTCGCGGGTGACGTCGACGTAGTTCACCGCCACCTTGCGCGGCAGCATCAGGTCCATCTCGCGCGCGTCGGTAACCTGCACGCCGGGCGAGGCGCCGGCCGCACGCGCGTCGAGCGCGCTGGTGGGAATGGTGGCCACGCTGGCGCCGCCGCGGCGCACGAACTTGATCTGGTAGCCGTGCTGCACCACGTCAAACGGGAACGCCGCGCGCAGCGGATCGAGTGCGCCGCGGATCGCGCCGAGCTGGGCGACGCGGTAGCCGCGCACGGTGTCGGTAAGCGCGGTGACATCGAGATCGCCGGCGGTGAGGATGTTGCTGGTGAGGCATTCGGCCTCGACGATGTCGCCGAGCGATACCGAACCCGATGAAATAATGGCGCCGGAGAACACCCAACTCCTGAGCGGAGCAGTATCGTCCATGGTATAGATGTAGTCCGCGCCCTTGATGACTCCGCGCATGTTGAGACCGGCGGCCTGCGACGTCACGACCGTAGGACTGGATTTTGTGCGGATGTCATAGACATAGAGCGTATGGTTGTTGAGCCCCACCAGATAGGCATATTCCGCATCGGCATCGACCGCCACGCCAGTCAGCGGCGTGACCGCGTTGTTTGCGCTGCCGACCAGCGCTGGAGAAGCCGGGTTGCTGACATCGAAAATATGGAAATCGCCTCCGGAAACCCCCTTGCAAGCGACATAGGCATAGCTTCCGACCACCTGCACGTCGTAGGAATAGGCGCTCGCCACCGTTCCGACAAGCACCGGGCTCCCGGGCGTCGCCAGGTCGAAAACATTGAGCGCCGCGCCGGTCGTGCAGTAGAGATAGGCGCCCGCCACCACCATGTTGTTGTAGGCGCCGGAAATTGAAACCGCTGTCGCCACCGGGGCGGTCGGGTCCGAGACGTCGAACGCATAGAGCTTGCTATCGGCCCCTGAGCAATAGACAAAATTGCTGTAATAGGCAGCGTATTTGAAATTTTTTGCCGGAATGCTCGCGCTGCCGATCAGCGATATTGCCGCCGGGTTGCCCACGTCGTAAATTTTCAGGGTGTCATTGAACCCGACGAGATAGGCCGTGCTGTTGTTGATCGCAACTCCATAAGCCGCAACGGTAACCGACCCGGCTTTTCTGAGGCTGGAGGCATTTACGGTATCGATTACAGACAGATCGGTCGCGTTGCAGATGTAGGCATATCTGCCGTCATATGCATGCGCTATCGGATACGCCGTTTCAAGATATGCATCGACCGCCTGCAGCAGATAGTTCGAACTCCCCGTCTCGACGATTTCGGCCTTGACCTGCGCCCCCATCAGGCTGTTGCTGTATTTTTCCAGCGGCAGCGCGTCGAACACGATGTAAGCCAGCCCGCGATAGGCTGGCGTATTGGCGACGCCCTTGTCGGCCTGGATCAGCGGGTCGGAGGTCTGGGTATCGGTGCCGAGGTAGAGCGTGAACAGGTCGGACTTCTGGTTGCTGGAGACGATGGTGGCGAGGTCGTCGCTGCCGGCGTCATACCACAACTGTCCGCCGATCCATATCCGCCGCACGCCGTCGATCGGACCCTGGCACAGGCCGACCGCGAAGGTGGCGTAGTAGCTCCAGGTGTTGGTGGTGCTGACCGGGCCGCCGCCCTTGCCGCCGCTTTCGGTAACGGTCTGGACTTCGGTCAGCGCATCGCCCTGCAACCAGAAGACGTTGCCGGTTTGCGCGATGGTGCCGTAGTTGCGCGGGATGGGCGCGCCGTAGGTGCTGGTTTGCACCGACAGATCATCAAGCCGCGGGCCGTTGATCGTGGGGCCCTTGGGCGGGTCGATCGCGCCGCCGATCATCATGCCGGCCTGGGCGCCGTAGTAGGCGCCCTGCGGCCCGCCGACGAAGAAACCGATTACACCGCCGACGAGGCCGCCGAGGCCCTGCCCTACGCTACTCATAAGTGATGCCCTGGAAACGGTAGGCGCGCACGATGCGGCGGCGCCACTTGTCGTCGAGAATGTGCTCGACTACGCGGCCGACAGCCTGGTAGGCGTGGATGATGTTTTCTCCGGTGTAGACGGCCAGGTGCTGCGGCTCTCCGGTGAATCGCATCAGCAGCAGGTCGCCTGCCGCGGGATGGGCAGCGCGCTCGAGGAAGGGCTGCTGCTCGAGCCACCATTCGAGCATGGCGTTGTTGGGCAGGCGGCCGTAGGCGGCGGGCTCGCTCACGTCCTGCCCGCAGCTGCGCGCGGCGTGCACGGCGACGCCGGCGCAATCGAGCGCGCGGCCGAGGATGCGGCCCTGGTGCATGAACGGCGTGCCGAGGCACTCACGCGCGGCGGCGATGATCGCGGACGCGGTGATCATGTGCCGCCCACCTTGCTGTAGGTGCTTTGCGTTGGCACCCAGGAGAAGCCGCCGAAGTTGTCGATGTTGCCTTTGCCGGTCAACAGGATCGGCTCCCACTTGTCGCGGCAGTCCTCCTGGCGCTTGCGGCAGCCCGGGATCATCGTGTAGGCGTCGCCCACCACCACCGGGTAATGGAACGCCTCGTGCGTGGTGATGCCGCCGGCCAGCAGCGCCGCGGTGCCGCCGCTGGTCCAGGTGGAAAACCCCGTGCTGTTGATGTTGACCGTGATCGTGGTGGCAGCAATCGCCGTGACCGTGCCGGTGAGGCCGTTGATCTGGGTCATGCCGGAGACGCCGGCGAACGCAACGACGTCGCCGACGACGAAGGTGTGCGTGCCCACGGTGACGACGGCGCTGGCGGCCTTGGTGATGGCGGTGATGCTCTTGCTGTTGACGCCGACATAGGTCTTGATCTCGAGCGGCTTCAAGCCCGCGTTGGCGCCGCTGGTGAAAGCGATCGTGCCCTCGCCGAAGTAGTCTGGAACCTCGGTGCGGGTGTCGTCGCGGAATACGCTGTTGCTGGTGACCGCGGTGATCGTTCCGGTGACTGTGAGCGGGCCGAGGTCGACCCCGCAGCCGGCGTATTCCTGGCCGCCGAAGGTCTTGGGGCAGGCCGGGGTGTAGACCTTGCCGACGCTCTGGTTCAAGGAGTCGATCAGCATCATGAGCTCGCTGGTGTAGCGGTCGTCCTTGATCGTGGTCTTGCCCATGATCGCGACGCCCAACGGCTCCTCGTCCTCGGTCGGCGTGACCCAGGTGGTGGCGAAGGCGTAGACACGCGCGTTGTCGAACACGCCCGAGACGATCTGGTCGCGCCCGATGCCGGCGAGCCCGGCGATGCCGTCGAGGTCCATGACCCCGGGCGCCATACCGGCCTCGCTCGCGTAGCCGGAGAACTGGTAGCCGCTGTCGGTGCGATAGGTATGGGCGCCCATGACCAGGTCGCGCGGGTGGTCAGTGAGGTAAATCGTGCTGCCCCAGTTGGGCACGATGCGCAGGCAATGGATCTTGTATTGCGAGTCGGCGACGGCGGATTTCATTTGCGATCAGGGGTTCAGCAATTCGAGGATTTCGATCTGCGCGGTCTCGCGCACGCCGGGCGCGCGCGCGGTGACGTCTATGCGGCTGTTGAAGCGGCACGGGATGTCGAACTCGCAGCCGCCGTAGACGGTCTCGCCGCTCTGCGGGTTGGTGTTGACGGTGCCGCCGCTGCTGTAGGCGGAGAACGCGCTGGAGTTGATGGCCACGGTGATGGTGGTGGCGCCGGTGGCGGTGATGGTGCCGCGCAGGCCGTTGATCTGCGTCATGCCGGCGACGCCGGTGAAGTGCACCGATTCGCCGATGGCGAAGGTGTGAGCGCCGACGGTGACCACCGCGCTCGCGGCCTGGGTGATGGCGGTGACCGCGCGCGTCTTGTTGGCGGCAAAGGTGACGCGGCCGGTCGTCGTCGACACCGTCCACATCGTGGTGATGGCCTGCTCGAGCGCGCCGATCGCCACCTTGACCGTGCCAGCCACCGGCTTGAAGATCGTGCGCACCGGCTCGCCGATCGCCAGCGGCGTGCCGCCGGTGCCGTAGGCCACCTGCAGCTGGTAGATCGTGCCCGCGGTGATGACCTGCAGTTCCTGGTCGGTGGCCGTGGGCGCGCCGGTGCGCGCGTTGGTGGTGTAGTCGTCGAGCGCCTTGACGCGGAAGCCGGCGAACATGCCGTAGGCGCGGTGATATAGCGCCATGATCTGCGACCACAGGTCGGCGGTCTGCTGGGTGTAGAACACGGTGTAGACGCGCAGCGGGTAGGGATGCACCAGGCGCCGGTATTCGCTGCCAGAGGCGGTCTGCGTGATCTCGACCGCGTATTGGTCGGCGTAGCTCGCGCCGGCGCGGACGTTGACGGGGAGGCGCTCCTCGAGGAACTCAGACATAGCGGCGCGCCCCATCGAATAGGCCCAGCGCCTCGCGCGCGCCCTGCCCTGCGGCGCGGCGCACGTCGGGCGCATTGTTGCTGCCGTTGACGTTGACGATGATGGTGTGGCCGCCGCCCTTCATGACCTTGTTGGGCACGATGCTGCCGTTTCCTTGCGGAACAAACATCTCGGGGCCGCGCTCGCCGACCAGGTAGGGCACGCCGCCCGTCACCGGTCCGCCCTCGGCACGGGCGCCGCCGAACAGGCTTCCGATCCAGTTCAATGCCGACCCGGCCAAGCCGCTGCCGCTGGTGGAACCATTGTCCGCAAGGCCGCCGAACAGCTTTTTAGCCAGGTCGGCGGCGACGGCATTGGCGATCATGCGCTTGATGGTGTCGCCAAAACCCTGGGCCATTCCCTTGAGCCCCTTGTCGAACGGATCGAACAGGAAGTCGGCGAAACTGTTCTGGATGTTTTCGGCGGCGGTCTTGGCGAAGTTGTCCATTTCCTTCAACTTGGCCGGCGTATCGGAGATCGCGTCCTGCGTCTTCAGCACCGCACGGGTGTAGGTCTCCCAGCTGATCACGCCACGGTCGAGCAGATCCTGCAGGCGGCCGAATTCGATGTTGGCAGCCTCGAGCGGGGTGCGCATTTCGTCGGTGAGCGCCGAGCCGGCATCGGCCCACGCCTGCTGCTGTTCGAACAGCGCATCGTTGGTGGCCTTGAGATGGTCGGCCACCAGGCGCTGCGTCTCATCCTGGTCGGCGAGCTGCTTGTTGAATTCGGTGAAGTTGTTGGAGAAGGTGGTCTCGACCAGCTTGGTCATGGCCTGGGTATAGAGCTCGGTGTTCTTGCGCCCGCCGTCGAAGCGCGCGTTGAGCAGGGCCACCTGTTTGTCGAAGGCGGCCATCCGGCCGATGTCGGTCTGCCCGAGCAGGCCGGCGAGGGGGTCGGATGCAACGCGGGCGACCGCCCGGGTTTTCCTGGCCGGCTGGGCGCGGGCGATCGGCGCGTCGATCTTGCCGATCGCCTCGCGCGCTTTTTTAGCAGCCGCCGCCGATTCTGCCGCCATCTTGCGGACGCGGCCGACCATCTCATCCGACGCATTGCCCAGGGCAAAGAATCGAACCTTGTCGAGCAGGCTTCCGGTCTTGACGACTTCCTGCCCCACCGCGATCCATTCATTGAACGAGGGCACCAGTTTGCTGAGAACGGTGGCGGCGAGGCCTGCCACGTTGTTTTTCAGCAGCGCGAGCTGGTCGTTGAACTGGTCAGCCTGCGGCGCCAGCCGCGCCATCGCATCGGCGAACGTCTCCGACTGCCGCGCCGACTCGCGCAGCGCGGCGCCGCCCTGGACCAGCAGCGGGATCAGGTCCTGGTAGCTCTTGCCAAGCACCTGGCTCAGCAGCGCGGCGCGTTCGGATGGGTCCTGGATGCGCTCGACCGCGTCGGCCAGCTGGAAGAACGCTTCCTTCGGGTCGCGCGCGGTGATGCCGAGCGCGCCTAGCGCGGCGGCGAGTTTCTTGTTGCCGCCCTCGGCCTCTCCGATCGAGCGCGTGAGGCGGGCGATCCCCGCGCCGACGCCGTCGAGGCTGGTGCCGCTCTGCTCGGCGGCGAGTTTGAAGCTGGCCAGGTCCTTGACCGAGACGCCGAGGCGCTGGCTCATGTCGTTGAGCGCATCGGCCGCGTCGATGCCCGCCTTGGCAAACGACGTGATCGCGCCAACGCTCAGCGCGCCAACGAGGCCGGCACCGAAGCTCTTGAACGTGGCCAGGGCGGCGCTGCCTTTTTTCTCGAAGCGGTCGAGCGTGCCGGTGGCGCGCTTAAGCTCGGTCTCGAAATTGGCGATCTTGGCATTCAGGTCGATGGTGATCGCTGCGTTTGCCATTAACGTTCCGTCCTTTTATTGAATGACTCGACGATTTTTTCTACTACGTCTGTGCGGAAGATACCTACGGCGGCATTGCGCTGCGACTCGAAGGCGCGGCCCATGAACTTGAGCCCGGGGATGAAGCGCGCGCCGGATGCCTTGACGCGCTCGGCGCGCGCCTTCCTGCCGCCGCCTGCCTTGCGGCGGCCTACAGCATGGAAGCCGGCCTCCTGGAATGCGTAGTAGAACGGGTCGCCGAAGTTGGGGCCGGCAGCACCGGCGCGCCGTGCCTGGCGGCTGATGCGCTTGACGCCAGCCGGCTTGATCGGCCTGATGAACACGCCGAATACGCCGCGCTGGCCGTTGTTGATCTTGCTGCGCGCCACGCCCATGGTTCTGCGGATGAGCCCTGGCACCACGCGCTTGGTGGCCCTTTTCGCCACTGGCGCGTTGGCCTTGGCGGCGCGCACGATGGGCTGCGCGGCCTTGCGCAGCAGGCTCATCATCACCTTGCGGCGTAGATCGACGGGCACGTTGATGAGCGCGTCACGCACTTCGCCGAGGCCTTCGATTTTTTCAGCCATGGTTTTAAGTGTTGCGTTCTTCCAGAAATTCTCGGATCGCCACCAGTTCGGCGATCAGGGTGTCGATGTCGGTGATGCCGTGCATGTCGATCAGCAGCGGGAGCGCCTGCCAGTCGAGGCCGCGGGCTTCGTTCCAGATGCGCAGCGCCATGGATTGACCGGGGCGCCAGCAGTGGTGCCACCATGCGGTGGTGTCTTGTTGGGTGCCTGGCGGAAGCGGGTTTTGCGACCGCTCCAGCCAGGCGATCAGTTTTTTACCGCTGCGTCACGCTTGTCGGCGTGGCGCTTGTAGGCGTCGAGCACGGCCATGCCAAGCGGTGTCCACAGGTCTGGCTGGTCGGCGACCCATTCGCCGAAAACTTCGCTGTCGAACGGGACGGCGACGCCGGTGCCACCCGGCACCAGATCCAGCTCGGTGAGCGGCCATCCGATGACGAAGCGCTTGACGATGGCCAGCAAGCCGTCGCCGTTGGCGCTGATTTGCGCGGCCTCCTCGTCGGTGGGGCGCCGGATCGCCCACGCTTTTCCGTCAATGTCGACGGTGGACTCGCGCGATTTACGGATTTTTTCGGCCAGGCCCATGGATCATCAGCTCGCGTAGTAGGCAGGCTGGCCGAACGCCGTGATCACCGCAGGGGTGACGATCTTGTCCTGCGCGCTGCCGGTGGGGGCGCCGGTGAAGCCGACATAGCCGTTGAACACCATGATCGGGCCGCCGGTGCCAAACGTGAACTTGAACGCGCGCTGGGCCTGCGCATCGGACGCGGACTTCATCGCGATCTGGCCGGCGTCGGTTGAGTCCCAGATGTTGTCGAACGAGTAGGACAGCGGATTTGCCGAGCCGGGCACCTGGGACTTGACGTTGGTGTGGATTGTGGTGGTGTCGATGAAATCGAAGTCGCCGCCGCTGGCAGACATGCTGGTTGCACTGGTGATCGACGTGCCGAACGTAACCTTGTTGCAGGTGCCGGACGTGAAGGTATCGAAGCTTGTGGTGTCGAGCGATGCACCACCCGTACCCTCGATCACGAAGCTGACCGTAGTGGATACGGACAAAACCCGGAACACGCGACCGTCGAGCTGGAACATGCCCTGCACGTTGAAAACTACGTAGTCGCCGGCCACGAAATCGTGCGTGGCCGTCACCGTTGCGGTGGTGCCTTTGGCGATAGCGGTAATCGTTTTGTTGGTGCCCAGTGCGGATTGCATGGCAACTGCCACGCCGGACCATTTACGTACTGTTGCCATGATGGTTCCTTTCAGGAATTAAAAAACCGCCCGGAGGCGGCAGACGAAAAAAACCGCCTGTTGGCGGCTTGTTTGGGCGGGTGCCCGTTACTGGTTGACCTTACTGGTCGAGGAAACTGAAGTAGACCGGCTCCATGAAGCTGTCGGCACCGGCGTCGAACTCTTCGCCGGGCTCGTCGATGTGGCTGTAGTCGAGCGCGCTGGCGACGATGGCGGCGCGCACGGCGGCGGCGGTGGACAGCGCCGATGCGTAGGTTTTGCCCCAGCACTCGAACACGATCTGGTAGTCGGTGGCGAGCACGGTGCCGTGGATGGTGGTGGTGGGCGCCTTGTTCAGCACGCGGTAGTTCACCAGCGGATAGGTGGCCTCGGCGGGGGCGATCTGCGGGTAGATGCGACCGCCGGCCACGGCTGCCAGGGCGGTGACGATGTCGGTGTGGATGCTCATTCCTCGACCACCCCTTCGGCGCAAAGAAACTCGATGATGCGGTTGCCTTCGTTG